GCATCGGAGTTGAATACAAAGAGCAAAAAATAGAGAAAGAAACTAAAGAAGCTAAAACACCAAGGCGTAGAACAACTAAAAAAGCTAAGTGATGCCAGAGATAAAAATATCAGCAACAACCGGGGCCGAAATAGTAAGCGCTACAGATGCTAAAAACTATATTAGAATTGATACGGCTGATGACGATTCTTTGCTAACATCTATGATTAAGCAGGCTCGTATCTGGTGTGAAAACTATATTGGTAAAGATATAGTAGCAAAAACTAGAGTTTATTATTTAGAATATTCAGACGATAGGTTTGAATTGCCATTTTCGCCAGTAAGCACAATAACCTCAGCAACCGTAGAAGGGAATGCTGCGACTTATAAAACTTACGGCGTTGATAAAAATATATTTGCTTTAGATAAACTTGCGGCTAAAGATGTAAAGGTTACTTATGATACAAGCGGTTTAAACGACGAACTTTTGCAACAAGCTATATTACAGCTCGTTTCAACTTACTACGATAACAGAGCTGATTTTGTTGTTATGCAGGGGGTATCTTTTGTTGAGGTACCAGCAAACGTAAAGCAAATATTAGCGCCTTATAAAAACGCCTTTATTTAATGGATGCTGGAAAATTAGATACTAGGGTTGAGGTTATAACGCAAACTAAAACAGCGGATGGCTTCGGTGGTTTTACAGCCAGCGAAACTGTATCGGCGACTGTTTGGGCTTATGTAAAAGAAATAAACGGTGATGTCGAAGGTGATGGTTTTAGAAGAGGTCGTTATCTCAATGTAGAAATAATAATGCGAGATAAAACGGTTGAGGAAAATTCAATCGATGAAGATACTATTTTAAAGATACAATCAAAGTCCGGCAAATACCGTATAAAAGGAATCTTTGAAAGTTTAAAAAGTAAGTTCGTAAAAATTAGCGCAACTAAATTAGATTGATGGCGGCCAATAACGTAAAAGCTAATATAAAGGCAAATAAGAAGGATTTAAAGCGTTTAAATGCAAAGCTTAGGAAAATAAACCTTGGCACACAAAAGAACGTAACAGAGGTCTTAAAATGGTTTACATTGGATTCAGTAAATGAAATCAAAAAAGATGCTCCAGTAGATACTTCAAACTTAATTAAAAGTATAAATGGAAACATGATTAATAAAAATAGTGCTTTTGTTGAATCTATAGCTTTAGGCGAAGATAAATTTGATTATGCGCCTGTGCAGGAATTTGGCAGCGTTTATAGAAAAGGGAAGCCTTATTTTTACCCTAATATTTATAAAAGCTTGAAAAAAGCGATTGCAACGCTTAAATCTAAAAACAAAAGAACTGTAAAGAAATGAGAGAATCGTTACACCACATAAGAAAAAAATATATTGATGCGATTACTGGTAGTATTACTATTGATGGTAACGCTGTTCCGATATATAATAGAGTGCCTAGTGCAGCATCTACACCTTTCATAAAAATATATAGTTACTTGCAAGATGAGGTTGACCAAAATGCAACTTCATTTACAAACGAATGTATCACAAGGATTGAGCCTGTTACTTCTTATTTCGGAGATAACGGCGGGGAATACCAACTTAATTTAATAATAGACGGTATTTTAGACATAGTAAGAGATAAAACAAACATAGATTTAAGCGCTGAGGGTTTTAACGTCTACTTAAATACCATAGACAAGATTAGGTATTTCGAAGAAGTAGAAAACGACATCACTTATTTTAGGGCTATAATCGAGGTTGCAAACAGAGTGGAAAAAATATAAATTATGGAAAACACAAAATACTTTAAGATTGAGGAATTTGATTGCCCTTCGGGTGACGCTCCTGCTAGTGAGTTTATTAATTATGATTTTGTTAAAAAGCTTAACGCGGCAAGGCATAGCGCTGGAATACCATTCGATATTAATTCCGGGGTGCGCTCGCCAGAGCATAACGAATCTATTGGAGGTAAAGAAAAGTCAAGCCACCTGTCCACTACAAAGGGGGGAGCTTGTGCCGCAGATATATCAGCAAAAGATTCTTTGCAAAGATTTAAAATACTCAAAGCCCTTATTGACCAAAAGTTTAACCGCATCGGAATTGCTAAAACCTTCATTCATGTTGATGACGACAAAAGCAAATCAAGCGGCGTTACTTGGCTTTACTAATACCACTGGCACGACCCTATGTCTAACGAAAAGAAAAAGTTCAAGGATACTCAAGTAGGTAAATTTTTACTAGATAAAATACCTAATATAGTAGGCGCAGTCGCTGGGGATAGTTTGGCTGGTAATGTTATACAAGCGATTATAGGAGGTTCTGAAATGACAGAAGCCGATAAAGGCATAGCATTAAAAAAACTTGAGTTAGAGCGTGCGGAGATTGATGGTATTACGAGGCGCTGGGTTGCGGATAGCCGAAGCCAAAGTTGGCTTGCTAGAAATGTAAGACCTTTAACTTTAGCGGTTCTTGTTATTAGTTATGTCGCTGGGTGGTTTTATGGTTTAGATACTGATAACACAAGTGATTTATTAACTTGGGTTCTTTGCGGGTATTTCGGGGCTAGAACGGCGGACAAAATAGGGGTAAACTTTAAAAAATAAATATGGCTACAAAAGATTTATATTCTGCAAATAATTTTCACCGAATGAGTTTTGGTGATTTTGGTTTTAGGTTACTAGACCATCCGGGTACTCAAGCCACCCCAACTGGAGAACATTTTTGTATGATTGAATGTATATCTACAAATGCTACTATTAGCTTGACTAACGACACGCCAAACGGTGATACTACTTTAACTGATTACAGTTTAAAAGAGGGTCAAATTATATACGGTAATTTCACAGATATATCGCTATCTGGTGGCCACGTTATTTGCTATCTAAGGCGCTCTTATTAATTATGATAGGAGTTACTCGAGGGTTAAAACAAATGGCAATAAAAAGGCGAAAGCTTATTATAAAAAAAAATAACGCCGAAACAATTAATAAGTGGGAACAAACTGATAAAAATTGGAACGGTGATAACGAAAATTGGGAAGATTTATTTTGATTAAATTTGTAAAAAATATTTAGATGGGTACTACTTTAACTGGCAAAAAAATAAAAGACACTTACAAGTCGCTTGTAAAAGTTAGTGATTCTACTGAGGCGGGGTCAACTGCCAAACAACTTTCCGATGGAGATGGGAATGACTTAGGGCTTTACATAGACACTGATGGCGTTTTTGGTATTGGTGCGCCAGCAAGTTTTACCTTAGATGTAAGCTCTGCAAATGATGGAGTAGCTTTACCAGTAGGAACAACTGCAAACAGGCCTACTGGCTCAGCTGGAATAATACGTTATAACAGCACTCTAGGGAAGCTAGAGTATTATGATAGTGCTTTTAAACAGATAGCGTCTGAGAGCTACGTTAATACGCAAATAGATGCCGTATTAGATTCTGCTCCCGGTACACTAGACACACTAAACGAATTAGCAGCTGCATTAAATGATGACGCTAATTTTTACACTACGATAACCAACTTAATAAACGCTAAACAGAATATACTAACCGCCGGAACTGGTATCGATATTACATCTGATACTATTTCAACTGATTTGACTGGTAGAACTGGTATAGATATTACAGGCGATACTATTTCAACTGATTTAACTGCTGGCACAGGTATCTCTATAAGTGGT